TAGTATAGCTACTTTAGCTGTTAACTGCAAGATATTTTGTCGATACAACTCTTCTGTTGTCTGCGTATGGTCTTTCCATTTCATATCTTCTTCTTTTAATCTACGCTTCATGTAGTCTTCGTACCGTTCATACGGCTTAGCATCATTTCCCATTGTAGTGCTCTACTCTCCCAACTATAAAATGAATCAGCATACATCTTTTGCATTTTCAAACGCTGTTGCATCGCATCTGTATTATAGAGTTGAATGCATTCAGCTAGATGACGTGCAAACATATTAGCATGCGTATTAAGATCTTCGTTCCACTGATACATGTATGTCCAGTTAGCTGCTGTCTCTGGAAGTGCAGCGTAGTTTGGATGTACACATAAGAGTCCTGCTGACATAGCTTCCATCAAGCACATACAACTAGTTTCTGGCCAGATAGAAGGGTATGCAAAGATATGAGCTTTACCTAGAGCCTTTCTAACGACATCATTTGGTTGTGATCCGTGATAATTAATCTTCGGATGTGCTTCAGCTTTTTCAAACAGCTCTTTATAATGCTCATCCCGCTCTTTCCATCCATACAACTCAAATGATGAGAAGATATCTAGTTCAATATTCTCATACTGCTGAGCTAGATGCTCAAAGACTGGAATAAGAATATTGAGTCCACGATGAGGAGTACTATGATAGATCAATCTAATAGTATCATCTTCATCTGCTCTTGTAATCTCATCTTCTTTAAATGGCTCAATAGCATTCATTAGAACTGTAGATCTATGATAAGGCAGAGCTAGTTTATCATGATACTGCTGCATTTGCCAGTTAGAAACACATACAATCTTCTCAAACTTAGCCCATCCATCACCTCTTAGATGCTGACTCTCTGGATCATCTGGCAGGTCATGAAGCCAGTAAATAGGCTTCTTACCTTTCTTAGTGCCGCGATAACGAGAGCAGATAATCTGAAATGGCTCTAGAACTTCTTTAGGTACTCGTTCATAGAGACCATACTTCATTAGCTCTGTTCCACCCATTGCATTTCGATCTACTTCATTAGTTTCGATCTCGTCTTTGAGTTCATACTCATCAGTAATCCGCAGTTTCATTATGCAACCTTTACTGCTGTAATGCTATCTAGTCTGAACGATCGCCATGCTTCTTTCTCAAGATCCCACACAGCTACAACCTCTTCAGTTTTATTTCGAACTTTACCTTCTTTGATGTCTTTTACATCTTGAGCAGGTAAGAATTCTTCCTGAAGAGTGCAGCGCATGACACGCTCACTACCATCTTTTTTTGTGAAAGTGACTGTTACTACGTTTGTATGTAGATCAGCCAGTAAGGACGTTCTGTCCTGAAGTTCCGAAGTATTCACCATAACCACCTCTTACATTGTCAATATATTCTACTAATTCATTATAACCGCCAACCGCATGACCATTCCAGAAAATCTGAGGAACTGATCTTGCTGCAGGGTTCCTTAACATCAATTGCTCTTTTACATAAGTCTGTGATGCATCATATTCATTATAGCTGATACCCTCTCTAAAAAGCAAGCTTTTTGCTTTATTACAGTATCCACATCCAGGCTTAGTGTAAATATCAACTGACGTCATTTCGTGTCTCCTTCATACGAGGTCTTGCGTTAGGATTACCCCAATGACTGTTAGCTCGTACTCGAATAAAACGTTTATTCGTTTCTTTATCATTAGGATTAGCGATTGTGAGCCATGGATTTTGACCTTTTTTCCATGCTCGTTGTTTATATAGCAACCGCTCCATGGGCGATCTCTCTCTTCTAGCTGCGTTTATTTTCCAGCGCGCAACTGAACTACGCTCACCTTTCGATACTTGATGTGCTCTTTGCTTTTTCTTAGCCATGACTACCTAACCATACCTTCTTGTTATCAAACGCTCTATAGACACCTAAGTCTAAGTATTGTACTTTATAATCTGATTGATCATCTGATGATAGCATTTGCCATTCATCTTGTTTACTTAGAATATCATGAGCTGCTTGCTTCATATCTAATTGTAACACCTTCTCTTCAATTTTCTCTTTCACTTCGATAATCTCATCATAGTTGAGCTTATCGATTTCAATATGAAAGAGTTCAGTGCAAATATTAGGTGTTATAATATCTACTGAAATATCTATTCCCCATTTTGGCTGCAACATAAGCAGCTTATTCAAGAGAGGCCTTCGTTCTTTTAAACGTTCTAGCTGTTCACGAGCTTCATCCGCAAAGGCCCATCTTGTAATATACATTGAATGATCTAACACTACACCTGCTTGATCGTAATCTTCATCTCTAAACCACCAGTGATGATCTGCAGTATGCTTATTATGTTTTTCTGATAGATCTACATTATGTGCTAGCAAATATTCTTGTTCTAAACGTGTAATTTCGTACCCATCTTTATCAAAGAACTCTAATGAGAGTTCTAACACTTCATCATCAGTTAGCGGGAATCTAACATAAGGGTCTTGTTCATGTGATTTTGATGAGACGACTAATTCCATTACTTCTTCTTCTTCCTACGCGCTTTTCGTTTACCAGAACCAATCTTTCGACGTCCTTTTGGCGGTCGGTTTTTGTGAGGCCAGGGCATTAGAAATACTTAGCTAGCATTTCAAGCTTGTCATGGTAGTTAGCCATCTCTTCTAGCTCCTTCTCAATCTCTTCCACAATATCGCCATGCTCACCGATACCAGCAGGATTATGCAACAGATTCATCACGTTAATTTTATGCTTGTTAACATGACCTTCAAGATGTGACTTCACACCTTGTTTAATGTCTTCGGGTGTTAGCATTAAGCTCTCCTTCATTCATCATACGATTTAGTTTACGCAGCAATGCAGCTGCAACAGAGTGCCAATACTGTTGACCCCAAGAGTCTTCTTTGCAGTTATTGGCAGCATACATCGCATTATCAATACGACGTTCATACAGTTCAAATATATTCATATCAACTCCTTTTGGTGGGCCTGTAAGGATTCGAACCCTAAACCTCTTGATTCGTAGTCAAGTGCTCTATCCAGTTGAGCTACAGGCCCTAGATTTGGCGACTCCGGGAGGATTCGAACCCCCGACCCACGGCTTAGAAGGCCGTTGCTCTATCCAGCTGAGCTACGGAGCCAGTTGGTGCGAGCGGAGGGACTCGAACCCACACACCGTAACCGATAACGGATTTTAAGTCCGTTGCGTCTACCTATTCCGCCACGCTCGCTCAAACTTGGCGCCAGCCGTGTTTTAACAGCTTGCCTTCAAACTCAAATTTATCATCATGACTCATTCTTAGCTCAGAGGAATAGCCATCAGGTTTCACTACTTCAGCAGTCCAATACCGTCTGCTGTAGCTATCTTGTTTAATATAAAAGATTTCGTTGTGATCTTTATGAATGAATTTGCTCACATAGTGCTTCATAATGTTCTATTCCATATCTACACATATAATATGCATCAATAATATCACTCGATGGATTCCATTGCTTATCAGTTTGGTCTAACATTGACTTTATATCAAGTTTAGTCTCACTAATAAAAGTCTCGTTTAAGAGTTCTTTATTAGCATTACCTTTGCCAGTCGCGAACTTCTTTATTATAGTAGGCGCTATCGTGACAAAAGGCAACCCTTTTTTGTACATTTTATACTTTAATAATCCAGCGTTTTCTGCAATGTGAAATACTCTACCAGTAGATCCAAATGAATAGTCTTCTAACACAACTAGACTACAACCAGATACTCGCTCAATAGCCCAGTCTGCTATAAGTTCGTATCGTTCTTGTTGGGAGCTATAGGCAGGCATAGGAAGACCAGTCATGTTAAACAGTCTTCCTTCAAATTTTCTGCCTTGAGTTAGATAAGATATAGAAGTCTTTTCAAATTCTGCTGAGGGCTGTAATGCGCCGTTTGACACACAGATTGCAGGGGAGCTTAGTGAATAATCAATGCCTGCTATCATTCCTCATCAAAGAATTGTTCCTCAAATTCTTCATCCTCTATTTCAACTGATGCACCACAAAAAGGACAGAGATCAGGTGTGTCATCTTCATTATCGATAGTGACACTATATTCTGCGCCGCATTCATCGCAACCAAGATCGTAAATGATTTCTTCCATTGTTGTTCCTATAAGCTAAGGCCCTTGAACGTTTCACCTGTAACGTCCTTTTTAACTCCTCCAACTATATATGAGGAGATTTCTGTCTCTTGAGGTGCTACTTGAACTTCGCCACCTGAGATCCATTTTTGAGTCCATGGTAAAGGATTTGAACCACCTTTATATGGTGATTTCAGTCCAATAGCAATCATACGTTTATTTGCAATCCATTCTACATACTGCTTCAATACTTCAGCGTTAAGCCCAATCATAGACCCGTCTTTAAATAGGTATTCTGCCCATTGCTTCTCTTGCGCTACTACATCGTCAAACATTTGCATTACCTCTTCGTGACAATCATCTCTAATTGTTACGAACTCAGGATCATCTTGAGGTAACAGCTTTAACATTTGCTGTGTAGATGCTAGATGTACGTTTTCATCACGAGCAATAAACTTAATAATCTTAGCATTACCTTCCATCTTTTTTAGTTCTGCAAATGCCCATGAGCACGCAAATGAGACATAGAATCTAACACCTTCTAATGCATTAACTGAGTTGATAGTTAGCCATAGATTCTTCTTTGATGGATCGTCAATTAGTTTATCATAGTACTTACCAATATCTTTTGCGCAATCGACAATAGGTTTAATCTCCATAATACTATCAAAAATATGCGATGGATTAGCATAGATATTTCTAATAATATGAGTATATGAACGTGAATGAATTGTCTCTGAGAAAGACCATGTTTCAATCCATGTCTCTAGTTCAGGTAGAGATACAATAGGAAGAAACGCTAGATTAGGTGCACGTCCCTGCACACTATCTAATAAGATCTGACGCTTAAGATTAGAAGTAAAGATATGCTGCTCTGCTTCAGTAAGGTCTTTAAAGTCCTTAGCATCACGGTATACATCTACTTCTTCTGGTCGCCAGAAAAAGCCAAGCTGCTTATCAGTTAACTTCTCAAACTGTGGATATTTTACTTCATCATAACGGGCGATTTCTACCTCACCATCAAAAAACATCTTCCGCTCAAGATGTGACTTAGTTGCTTTGCTTATAACACGCATGAATCGCATGCCTCCTCATCTTCTGTAGTA